GCACCGACACGCTGCCCGGCGGTCTGGCCGCTGGCACCCTTTACTGGGTCAAGGTCATCGACGCCGACCAGTTCACCCTGCACGGCGGCGGCCGCGTGGCCGTCCGCTACGGCCAGGTCGACATCACGAGTGTCGGGGTGGGCACCCACTCGATGGAGCGCGCAGAGACCGCCGAGGCGATGTTCCACGCCCAGCGCATCAACGACCCGCGAACGATCGCCGCGGCGACCGACGTGGACAACCTGGCCTGACGGCCGAGGAGACCCCCAGCATGAACATCCAACAAGCCCTACTGGCCCTTGACCCGAAGAACGACCAGCACTGGACCGACGCAGGTCTGCCGCGACTGTCGGAGCTCAAGCGCCTCACCGGCAACGACGCACTGACGCGCGCGGACGTCAACGACGTCGACAGCGAGTTCCACCGCGACATGGTTGGCGTGGTCCACGAGGTCCTCGACGACATCTTCGGCGAGACCTCGGACGATTCCGCCGAGGACCAACCCGAGCCAGCTGTGGAGCGGCAGGAGTCCGTGCTGGGGCTGCCCCTGCCGCAGATCCTCGGTGACCCCGAGGTGGCGCGTCAGGCCCTCCAGGAGCTCAATGGGCTCCAGCTCGAGGCGGCCAACCGACTGAAGGTTGTGCAGGATGAGCAGGCCCAGCTGGCGGCTCAGGTTGCCGTAGTCGAGCGCGCGGTGGAGCGCCACCGCCGGGCCATGGGCACCTCGGAGGACTCCTCGGGGGTCCGTGCGTACCTCGAGCGGCAGCGCCAGGTGCGCGAGGAGCGGGCGACCCGGCGGAAGGCGTTCATCGAGTCGGGCGTGACTGCCGGCGAGGTGGCCGCCGAGCTGCGCGGCCAGGCCCCGATCGACGCTGCGATGAACGCACGTGGCAACAGTCGGGGCACGTCGCGGCCCAAGATGGGGGTGACGCGCTGATGTTCGGCTCCCTGGGATCGCCGCGCCGGGTTCGGGCCAGGCTGCACGCTGCACTGTTCCACGCGAGGGAGCAGCGCCGCGGGCGGCTCCTGGCCCCGCCGGCGTCGACCCAGGGGGACGTCGATCACGCTGAAAACAGCCCCTTCAGCCTGACCCTCGAGGACGGCAGCGGTGACTGGGTCACGACAGTGCAGATCTCGCCCGAGCTGCCTCAGCTCAGCTTCGACGGTGCGGACCTGGCGGGCACCCTGCCGTCGGTATCGGAACCCACGGACCACGTCGTGAGCGTCCGTCGCCGCAACGGCTACGGAGTCAGCTACGCGACCTTCACCCTTACCATCCTGAACACGGAGCAGGGCGGACGCTGATGGCTGCCACCTTTGAGGTCGAGGACGGTACGGGAAAGGCCGACGCCAACGCCTACGTGGCGGTGCCCACGGTGACGCAGTACGCGGAGGACTACCTGGCGGACGCCTCGGTGTGGACGGGTTTGGCGTGGGGCGTGCAGGAGCGCCACATCCGGGTCGCGACGCGCTACCTAGACGCGACCCTGTGCAACCGCTGGAAGGGCTCGCGGGCGAGCCAGTCGCAGGCTCTGGACTGGCCTCGCAAGGGCGTGGTGGACCGCAGCGGGTTCCAGCTGGATTCGGACGCCCTGCCGGCCGCGCTCAAGCAGGCCTGCTGCCAGTTCGTGATCGAGGCCCTGAGCAACGACCTGCTGCCGAACCTGGACAGCGCCGGCCGAATCACCCGCAAGCGGGAAAAGCTGGGCGACCTCGAGCAGGAGATCCAGTACGAGGGCGGGTTCGACGAGGGGAAGGTCTACCAGCTGGCCGTGGCCCTCCTGGATGAGCTCCTCGTGCCTCGCGGGCGGGCGGTGAGGGCCTGATGGGAATCCTGGACAGCACCTTCCGCAGCCTGGCAACGAGCCTGGTCGGGCGCTTTCGCGACACCTCGAGCACCCTGACGAGGATCTCCGAGGGGGCCGGCTACAACCCGGCCACGGGCAGCTCGAGCAGCTCGAGCACCAGCGCCTCGATCAAGCGCTCGCCGGCGATGCCGTTCAAGACCTCCCAGATGCAGGACGAGGAGGTGCTCGAGGGCGATCTGTACTGCTACGTAGACGCGGCCAGCTGCGAGTCGGCGGGCGTCTCGCCCGTTCCCGGTGACGGCTACCGGGTCGAGCTCGACGGCTTACGAGTCATCTCGGCCACGGCGCTCGAGTCGGGCGACCAGAACGCGGCCTACCTGCTACACCTGCGGGAGGCGTGACGTGAGCCTGCGCAGTGAAATCGAGCTCTTCGGCCAGGCCGTCGAGGCCCGCGGCAACACGCTGGCCAGGAAGGTGGCCCTGACCGCGCTCCAGGGCGTTGTCTTTCGGTCGCCGGTGGACACCGGCCACTTCCGGCGCAACTGGCGGGTGTCGCAGGGCAGAGCGGAGCTCGACGTCCGGGGCAAGCGTGGCGACGGGGCGGCCGAGGGGCCGGGTGAGACGCTCTCTCGCGGCCAGGCCAAGCTCCAGGATGCGGGCTGGAACGATTCGATCCACGTGAGCAACCACGTGGAATACGCGGCGTACCTCGAGGCGGGGAGCTCGCCGCAGGCTCCGCCGAACGGGATCGTGGGCCTGACCATGGACGAGGTCCGGGCGCGCTTTGCCGGCCTGGTCAAAGAGGTGCGAGGTGGCCGGTGACGCACTACGACCGCAGCGCCTTTCGGTACGCGGCCCGCGGCGTCCTGGCTGCGGTGTCGGGGTATCCCGGGCACGACTTCCTCGAGTGGGAGGGCCGCGCCTGGACGCGCGACGGAGACCCCACCAACGGGCTGTTCGTGCGCGAGCTGCTGCTGCCGGTGTCCGAGGAGAACTCCAGCTCGGGCTACATCATCGCGCGCGGCCGAGCGAACTACGACGTCTTCCTGGCGCGTGGCGCACTTATCGAGCCGGCGGAAACGCTGGCCAAGAACATCGCGGAGGCCTTTGCCGGCGGTCAGTCGATCGCGGCCTCGGGCTTCTCGATCGTTGTGAACCGATCCGAACGTGGCGAGCTGCGACCCAGCCCGTCGCCGGAGTGGTCGTTCATTCCCACCTCTTTCTCCTGGTACGTCTACACGGCGAAGTGACCCTGGCAGGCTGAATCATGGCTCTTGCATCTGGAAACACGACCAACCTGATCTACTGGCGGGAGCGCGTTCCTGGCGTGCAGCCTGCCGCTCTTGCGACTGCGACGACTGGGCTCGGCTGGGCTGAGGGCGACGACGCCAACAGCTTCAAGGTGACCCGGGCCTCTGGCGACTTCACTACGGACGGCTTCGTCGAGGGGCAGATCGTGCGTCTCGCGGGCTTCACGACGACTGGCGGCACTTCGCCGGTCTCGCCGACCACGGGTGCGTACCGCATCCGCTCGGTCGCCGCGACCACTGTGGTCATCGAAGACACGGCCAGTGCCACCGCTCTGAACGGGGGCACCTCGGGCAGTGCCGGCACGATGCAGATCCAGGCGATGACCCTGCGCTCGACGTCGATGAACGTCAACCTCGAGCGCAACCTCTTGGAGTCCGGGGAGATCAGCTCCTCGGGTATGCAGAAGGACGTCCGCCACGGCTTCAACCAGATCACGGGCTCGCTGGGCTTCGAGCTTTCCCGTGGTGCCTTCGACGACTGGATGGAGGCGGCACTCCGTGGCCGGTTCACCACGATCTACGGGGTCAAGGACGCCAGCGAAACCGTCGACGCGGCGGCTGGCTCTGCGGCCGGCACCTCGAAGTTCACCCGCAGCGGCGGCAGCTGGCTTGCCAACGGCTTCCGGGTGGGGGACATCGTCAGCGTCGGCGCGCCCTTCGACTCGGACAGCCAGGGGCAGTACCGAGTCCTCGCTCTGACCGCCACCGTGATGACCGTCGCGGACTCTGCCGGCTCGGTCGTGCCCGAGTCCAGCATCGACGGCGTCGAGTCCATCAACGTGGTCGGGCGTCGACTTGACGCCGGAACCACGAAGATCACCTTCGGCATGGAGCGTCAGTTCACCGACATCCAGCAGTATCAACTGTTCGCGGGGGTGTCGGCTGCGAACTTCCAGATCAGCCTGGATCCCGAGCAGATGGCGACCGCCACGGTGGACGTCATCGGCCTGAGCGGTGGTGAGCTTTCGGGCACCAGCGTCGTCACTGGCAACGTCCTGGCTGCGCGTGCTGCCGCTTCCAACTCGCCCTTCGCCTGGCAGGACGGTGCCGTGTACGAGGGCAAGGTCAGCAACGCCGTGGTGACCGGCGGCAGCGTGACGGTGAACCCGCAGCGCTCGCTCGAGGCCGTTGTGGGCAGCCGCTACTCGCCCGACATCTTCGAGGGCACGATGCAGGTGGAGGCCCAGATCGACGCCTTCCTGGAGACCGGGGCCAGCCTGTTCGGCAAGTTCTACGACGAGACCGAGAGCTCGCTCTGGATCGAGACCCGCGATCCCCAGGTCGCCACCGGCTTCATGTCGATCGTCGTTCCGCGCACCAAGTACACCGGTGCGCAGCTCGACCCCCAGCAGGAGGGCCCCATCACCCAGAACCTGCCCTTCCGCGGGCTGGAGAAGGCGGTGGACCTCGCGGCCGGCGGCACCGGCTACACCTCGATCGTCATCCAGGTGTCGAACAACGCCGACGAGTTCTGATCTGACCTCTGATCCATACCCCAGCATGGACCTCACTGACTTTGACGTGAAGCGGCGCGCGGAGGAGGGCTCCTGGCTCCACCTCCGCGAGCCGATCAACAACGAGCTGCTGTTTGCCGACGATGGCGACGAGTACGGGGACTCCGGGGAGCGCCGGCCCATGCGGCTGAAGCTCCTCGGGGCCGACTCCGACACGCTTCAGAAGTACGGCAGGGGCCTGCTCGATGAGCAGCGCCGCCAGGCCGCGACTGAGGGGAAGGCCTTCCGCAGCTCGAGCGAGGTCGAGGAAGACCTGATCTCGCTGCTCGTGGCCGCGACTGTCGACTGCGAGAACATCCTGGTCGACGGCGAGGAGATCGAGCCGACCCGGCGCGAGCTCGAGGCCCTGTACGAGCGATTCCCGTGGATCGCCGAGCAGGCCATGCGGCGCGTCCGTGATCGCGCGGCGTACCTAAAAAACTGACGGACGGGCTGGTGGCGTGGGCTCGCAAGCAGTTCGAGCTCGCCGCGCCATCAGCCCGCGGCAAGTCCAACCTGGCGGCGCACATCCGCCAGCTGGCCAAGTCGGGCAGGGCACCAGAATGGGCAAAGGAACTCAGCGCGCAGACCGTCACAGAACCCCCGGGGCTCTTGCCTCAGTGGGGAATCTACTGCGCTCTGAGTCGCCGTCGCCGCAGTGGGATGAACGGCCCGGAGCCTCTGACGGATCTGGACCTGCTGGCCTGGGAGCGAGGCTATTCCGTCTCGCTGGCCGTGTGGGAGCGCGAGCTGCTCTTCGATCTCGACTCAGCCTTCCTGGAGGTGTGGCATGACCGATCTCGCCAATCTCGAGATCCAAATCCGGGCCAAGGGCGTCGAAGAGGCGCGCCGCGCTCTCGGTGAGCTGGCCAAGGCAGCGGTCGAGGTCGAATCTGCGGTGGACGAGATGGGCCGCGGCACCCGCGAGGTGGGGCGTGCCACCGGCCAAGCCGAGCGGGCTGCTGATCGCCTGGGCCGCGAGCTCGACAATGCGGGCAAGAGCGCGCGAAAGACCGGCCAGGAGTCGAGCCGCGCCGCGGACAAGATCGACGAGCTGGATACTAGCTCGAGGCGCGCCGCTGGGGGGGCGCGCGAACTGGACGAGTCCGCTGAGCAGCTCGGCCGTACAGCTGGGGGGCTGTCGGGGTCGCTTGGCGGGCTCTCTACCATCCTCGGAGCGCTGGGTGGCGCGGTGTCCTTCGGGGCACTTGTGGGCACCCTGAACGAGTTCGAGGACGGCCTGGTCGGGGTCTCGAAGACCACCGGCATCAGCGGCGCTGCGCTTGCCGAGCTCGAGGCCGGCATTGAGGGGCTGGCAACGCAATCGAGCGCGGCCGTGGCGGACCTGTTTGGCATCGCGCAGAGCGCCGGCCAGCTCGGCATCCAGGGTGGCGAGTCGATCCTGCTGTTCACGGATGCGGTGGCGAAGCTGACGGATGCGGCACCCTCTCTTCGCGGGTCCTCGGAGGAGACTGCTCTCGCCCTGGCGCGAATCCTGGCGGTCTCCGGCGAGTCGACCGACAACGTGACGGCCCTCGCCTCCACGATCGCACTGCTCGGCGACAGCTTCGCCACGGTGGAGAGCTCTGTCCTGGCCACCGGCCTCGAGGTCGCCAAGGCCGGCGCAGCGTTCGGGGTTTCGGCTGAGGAGGCCCTTGGCCTGGCGACCGCCTTCGACGTCATCGGCACCGAGGCCGAGCTGTCGCGGTCGGCCATTGTGCAGGTGTTCGGCGAGATCACGAAGGCCGTCGCCGAGGGCAGCGAGCGCCTCGAGGGCTTCTCTGCCTCCGCTGGCCTGTCCTCCGAGGCGTTCGCCGACCTGTTCCGCAGCTCGCCGGTGGAGGCGCTCCAGGCGTTCCTGGGCGGCCTCGGCGAGCTGGGCGACGCCGGAGCCGAAACGACGCTGGTGCTGGACAGCCTGGGTCTGACCTCGGTGCGCCTCCAGCCGACCCTGCTGACCCTAGCGAAGAACTCGGACATCCTGCGAGACGCCCTGGCGGCCGCTGCCGCAGAGTTCGAAAACCCGACGAAGCTGCAACGGGAGTTCGAGGCCGGCTCAGACCGCCTGGGAGCCGCTCTACAGCGTCTCGCCAATACCGCGAAGGTGGCGGTGGACAACTTCGCGGACGACAGCACGGGGCTTGCTGGGGGCCTTCGCGGGGTCGTGGAGGCGTCCACCGACGCCCTGCGGGTGCTGGCGGGCCTGGACGACCAGGTGCAGGGCTCACGAGGCGTGGCTGCGGCCACGGCCGGTGCCTTTGCTGGCCTTGGCACTGCCATCGGGATCTACGCCGCCGCGGCCGGCACCGCGAAGATCGCGACGATCGCACTCAACTCGACCCTGCTGAGTACGCCGGTGGGGGCCGTCGCGGTGGGGGTTGGCGCTCTGGTTGGTGCTGTGGTCGCGCTCGACGGTGCCTACAGCGACATCAACGGCAAGAGCGTGTCTTTCATCGACGACCTCAAGGTCATCGGCGGAGAGGCCATGAACGCCGCGGAGGCATTCCTTGGCCTGCCCGAGTCGGCCTCCGTGGGGCTCGGCGGCACCTTGGACATCTTGGCGGCGATTTCCGACCGCATCACGGGGCTCCTGTTGACGCCGTTTGAGGCCATCGGCATCGCCATGGAGCGTTCGGCGGAGCAGTGGCGGCGCTTCGGGGACGTCATTTCCTCGACCCTCGCGGCCATCCAAAACGGCGACTGGTCACGGGCGTTGGAGTCGCTCAACGAGTTCGGCCGTGGCGGCTTCGAGGCCATGGACCTTGGCGACATCGTGGCCGAGGCGTTCGATCGCGGTCAGAGCAGGAAGTTCGCCAGCAGCCTCCTGGGTGGGGTGCGCGAGGAGCTCGACGCGATCGTTGGAGCGGTCAACGTGACCGCGAACCAGATCCGCCTGAGCCGCAGTGCGGGCGTGCCCGCGGAGGCTGGAGGGGCAACGGGGACCGCCTCATTGCCGGGGGTTGATTCTGCGCCTGTCGCCGGGCCTGACGGGGGGGCCGGCCTTGAGGCGCAGCTGGAGGGCCTGGCGGCCCGCCTGGCGCGCCTTGGCCAGACGGGCCAGGACGCCAGCCGCGGCCTGGGGCCGCTGTCCACGGCCATTCTGGGCGCGGGGGTAGCGGCAGCCAACGCGGCTGGCCGGATGGCGCTGCTCGCAGCCGAGCAGGATCGGGCTCGCCAAGCCTCGCTGGACCTGATCGAAGGCCTGAAGGGTGACGCGGCCGAGCTGGATTTTGCCCTCGAGCAGGTGCTGCGTAGCGGGCCTGAGGCTCGCAAGGCGGCAGTGCTGCGCGACGTGGCGGCAACGCTGCGCGACGCGGGCGTGGCCGGCGAAGCGGCCGGGCAGGTGCTGGACGACTTCTCGGCGAAACTAGACCGCCTGACCGAGCTCGAGCGGCTCAACGGACTGGCCCGCGGGTTCGCTGACGCTTTGGGGGATGGCCTGAAGTCGGCCGTGCTCGACATCGAGAACGCCGATGAGGCGCTGCGCAATCTGGCGGCACGGCTGGGCGAGGTCGCCCTCGACCGCCTGGTCATCGACCCCTTCGTTCAGGGCACCGGCGACGCTCTGGCTGGCCTGGCCGGTGGCTCTGTGGGTGAAGCGGCCGCAGACGCGGGCCTGCAATCTGCCAGCGCGCTACTGCAAACGGCGGGCACGGGGCTTCAGGCTGCTGGCAGCACCCACCAGGCCGCGGCATCGGGGCTTCAGGCCGCGGCCGCGGGTCTCCAAAGCGCCGCCTCGGCTCTCCAGGGTTCAGCCGCCAGCGATCTCGGCGAGGGCATTGTGGAGGGTGCCGCTGCTGGAGCTACTGCCAGCGCGCGCGGCAACGCTTTTGTGGGTGGTGGCGTGATGCGCTTTGCCAATGGAGGCGCATTCGGGCAGGGCCTGCGAGGGCGGTTTGGCGACGTAATCCGGTCTCAGGTCGCTTTCCCCATGGGCATTGCGGGGGAGGCTGGCCCGGAGGCGATCATGCCTGGACGCCTGGCCGGTGGCCGCTTCTTGGTGGGTGCCGTGCAGAACGGCCAGCGCATGGACCTGCCCTTGGCGCGAGACGCTGGAGGCGAGCTCGTTGTCGATATGGGACGACGCTTTGCAGCTGGTGCCGCCTTCGGGCCGGGACTGATGAGCCTGCCTGCGCCGGCCGTTGCCGCCTCGTCCTCGGGAGAGGCCGGCAACAGCTACCAGTTCACCTACAACATCCAAACGCCGGACGCTGACTCGTTCCGTCGCTCGAGGAGCCAGATTGAGGCAGACGCCAGGCAGCGCTACGGCGAAAGCACCCGGAGGCGGGTCTGATGTCCTTTCACGAAGACGCGATTTTTCCGACTCGTCTGTCCACGGGATCGCGGCGCTCGCTCAGGTTCAACACGGCAATCGTGCGGCACGACGGTGGCGCAGAAACGCGGATCCCGCGCTACACCCAGCCGCTCCTGCGCTTCACGCTCGAGGACAACCTGAGGACGCAGGCAGACGCTTACGACCTGGTCGAGTTCTTCTGGGCGCGGCAGGGGGCCACCTACGGGTTCCGCTTTCGCGACTGGGGCGACTACGCTACGACGAGCTCGGGGTCCACGGCCCAGGGCGAGTCTGTCGCGGCTACTGACGCCAAGCTCGTGCGTGTCTCGGACGAGGACACCGGCAGCGTTGGAGACGGGAGCTCGACGCAGTTCCAGCTCGCCAAGCAGTACACCTCCGGGGCCACGGTGCGGTGGCGGAACATCACCAAGCCCGATGCCAGCACGGTGAAGATCGCGTTGAACGGGGTGGTCCAGTCTTCGGGCTACACCCTCGACGACACCACCGGCGTCGTGACCTTCTCTAGCGCGCCCGGGGCCGGTGTGGAGGTCCGGTGGGGGGGCGAGTTCTACGTTCCCTGCCGGTTCTCCGCAGAGACGGACAACGACGGGCTCGTTTCGAGCGCCGAGGATTTCAACGCCAACACCTTCTCGCAGGTGGTGGTCGAGGAGATTCGCGGCGAGATCGCCATGGCCGAGGTGCCCAACCCCGGGGGCTCTGCCACGTTCGACCCGATGGCCGCCGACGTGCAGCTCGGGATCGGCACCGGCCGCGCGATCCTGGTCGACCCTGACCAGGCCGGGCGCTCGTTGCTGCTGCCTGGCACCCAGTACCTGGGCGCGGGCATCGGCCACTTCTACATCAAGAACCTCAGCGCCAGCTACACGGTCGCGCTCCGGTATGCCGGGGCCTTGGTCCACACGATCGCGACCTTGAGCTACGTGGAGGTGGGCTTGGTCAAGAACACGGCCGGCGTCTACGAGTGGGTGGTGTTCTCTTGAACGCGAGGCAGTTCTTCGGCGGCGGCCTGCGACGTGACCTGACCCAGGACGGCACTCTGGTGATTGAAGAGAGTCGCCTTCAGGTGTTCAACGCGACCGGTGGTGCGACCCGGTCGCTGGTTCTCAAAGATGCCCGGCAGTACCGCACTGGCCCGCGGCTGGTGACTGTCGTCAACGAGGGCGACCAGGCCATTGCCGTGCGGCGCTCGGACAACACCTTCCTGGGGGGCATCACCTCGGGGCAGGCCGCGACCATCGGTCTGACCGACAACTCGACCGCGGTGGGGGTGTGGACGCTGGACGTGCGCACGGTGGACATCAGCGCGCCGTGGAACATTGTCCACATCAACATGGACGACCCTGGTCGGAGCGAGTTCGGCCAGTACCACCCGACGTTCGATGGCCGCACCCCGACGGTGCCGCTGAACAGCTGGCCCAGCGCGAACCACCCGTACCCGGTCATGGCGTGGCTGGATGCCAAGGCCCAGGCCGGCATCCGGTTCACCCGGGCTCGACAGTTCGCCAGGTGCTCGCCCTCGAGGGCCGCCAACCTGACCGGGCGCTATCCTCACGTGAGCCTGGCCCATCCTCACGGGACGCAGGTGGGAAACATTCCGCAGCAGGACGGCATCGACGCGGACAACCCGCTGGTGCTGGGCGTGCTGGGTTCCATGAACCCGTGGCCGAAGGTGCTCCGCGACGCAGGGGGGGATCATGCGACCCTGCACGTCGGCAAGCTGCACGCCTCCAGGCACGAGTACATCGGTGGCCAGGCCGTGGAGACGGACTTCGCCCAGATCGTGACCGAGGTGGGTTTCGACGAAGCCTACAAGACCGAGCTCGGCTCCCAGGTGACGGGCACCAGCACCCTGGACACGACCGAGCCGTACCGGGGGTACTTTGCCTTCGACGCCAAGCACGTGGATGGCGACGGCACCGTGACCTCGCTGACGGTGGACCCCCAGCACTACTACCTGACCTGGGAGCTCGAGAAGATCCAGGAGTGGCTGGACACCAAGCTGTCTGCGGACGAGGGCGCGCCTTTCTTCCTGAACTGGTGGACGAACGCTCCCCACGGGATCATGCCCGCGATCCACAGCCACATCGGCCCCGTGGACGACTCCACGGCGGTGACCTCGGTCACTAGCCTGGCCGGCGGTGTCGCGGGCGAGAGCATCGTGCAGGTGGCGGCCGGGCAGGCGGGCATCTGGGCGAGCCAGGGCTACGCAGCTGGCCAGTGGGTCGAGCTCACTGGGTTCAGCTGGTCCGGCACCCGCAAGCGGTTCCTGATCCTCGAGCTCGCTGGCGACAACCGCAGCATGATCCTGGCCGACGACGACAATGAAATCGTCCAGGACTTGGGAGCCACGGGCGCGGTGAAGCAGCTGAAACCGGTGCTCCAGTCGATGGACTACCAGGACCAGATTCCCTTCGCGGCCGGCTACACCGGGGAAATCAAGAAGAGCATTGTGCGGTGGGCGGACTACACCGACGTCGGGCCTGGGTACGACGAGTTCGGTGTGGCGAGCTCGCCCTTCGACCCGGACGCGGTGGGCTACGAGTACGGGCCTGAGGGCGCGGGCAACGTGCTATTCCGGCGCATGAGGGCCAACCTCGAGGCCTGCGACACCCTGTTTGGGATGCTCGAGGACTGGCTCGAGGCGAACTACCCTCTGGCCGCAGCTCGCACCCTGTGGATCATCACCTCGGACAACGGGGTGAGTGGCCAAAACATCACCCCGCAGGTCGACCGCAAGTGGGCCGCAGTGGGAGCGCAGTACGCCAACGTGATCCCGCCCACCTCCGACGGCACCGTCAATGGCGACCTGTATCACTTCCCCGACGACGGCAAGAATGACGTGGCCGACGAAGGGGTCCTGGTGCCGTTGATTATCTGGTCTAGCGGTCTGGATGCGGCCGTGCAGGGCACGGATTGCGATCAGCTGATCGACGCCACCGACTTCTACGGCACCTTCCTCGACCTGACGGTGCCCGGGTGGCGCGACCAGCTCGGTGCAACTGAGGCGGCCAAGGTCGACGGGCAGAGCTTCGCCCCGGCGATCTACAACCTGGAGCACGAGCCGCGGACGCACTCTCTCCACATGATCTACAAGCCCTCGCCGCAGATCGAGGGCCAGCTGACCCGGATCGAGCGTGCCGTAATCGACCAGGACAACTGGAAGCTGATTCGCAGCTACGACGAGACCGTAGATCCGGTGGTCGACACCTGGGAGCTATACGACCTCGACAACGACCCTCGAGAGCAGACCAATCTGTACACCTCGAGCGACGTCACTGCGGCCTCCAAGCGGGCATCGCTGCTCGCCAAATACGAAGAGCTGGTCGGGAACCGAGACTGATGCCGCACCCTCTTACAGCTGCGATGGACGCCCTGCGCGTGCCGGCCGTCGTCCACCTGGCCGCTTGCTGGAAGGTCACCCGGCAGGACGGTGTCGCGCTGCGCCTGACTGACGCGGACGCGCCCATCGTGCTGGCCAGCGGCGAGACGTACGAGCCAACGGGCTCGGCCGAGGCATCCGCGCGCCGCAAGGAGGGGGAGCTCGAGTCTCAGAGCGTGGAGATCCTCGGGGTGATGTCGAGCGACAAGATCACCGCCGAAGATCTGCGGCGCGGCAAGTACCGCGACGCACTGGTCGAGTACTTCCTCGTGGATCGCCGCTATCCCTGGCAGGGGCATTTTCACCGCCAGCGCTTTTGGATGAGGGCACCGACTTTTGACTCCGAGAGCTGGTCTGCGGAGCTCGAGGGGTTTGGTGGCCGCCTCGAGCGTGAAGTCGGGCTCGTGGCCGCGCGCCACTGCCGGCACGAGCTCGGCGACGGCTTTGGCACGCCAAAGCTGGGGTGCACGGTCGACCTGGCGCTGCACACCGTATCCAACAAGCCTGTGGTGTGGGTCGATAGCACCCTGAACCGAGTCAAGTTCCGCATCGACTACGACAGCCCGAACAGCGACGGGCATTTTGCCCTGGGCAAGGTCGTGTGGTTGACCGGGAACAACGCCGGCAGCGTGAGCCGGGTGCGCACCGACTCCAAACAAGACACCGACAAGTGCCAGCTGGAGCTCTTTCTCGAGGCCGACTACGACATCGAGGTGGGGGATACCTGCGACCTGATTTTGGGTTGCAACAAGCTGGCGGGGGTGGGCACAAACGACACTACCGGCCATTGCAAGAATCGGTTCGGCATCAACGGCGGCATCCGTCCCGAGTTTGGAGGGGATCCGTATATTCCGGGCACTGCGAAGATCCTCAGGAGGCCTCTCTGATGTTGGGCCGCCGAGTCGTGGAGGCTGCGCGAGCCCAGATCGGCACCCCGTACCGCGACCGATCGGCGCAGGCTGGCAAGTCGGTTTGCTGCTACGGCCTAGTCCTTGTGGTGGCGGCCTCCCTGGGCGTGGAGCTGCCTGGTCTCGACGAGCTGGGGCGGCCTGATCTCGAGACGGCGCGCAGCATGGCCCACCGGCACCTTGGTGTGCTGCACGCGGATGCAGAGGGTGCGCTGGTGCTCATGGCCGGCCTGGGCCAGCGGCGAGCATCGGTGCACCACTGGGGTTTCTTGACGGCGCGCTCCCGCGGAGGGTGCAGAGGCATCATCCATTCGCATCGGCAAGCTGGCATGGTCATCGAGGAGCCGTACTCGAGGACGTGGCAGCGAATGACCTGCGGGCATTTCGAGCTCCCTGGATAAGCATGGCGACTCTGATCCTCACGACCATCGGTGGCACACTGGCAGAGGGGGCACTTGGTGTCTTTTACGGAGCTGTCGGAGGAGCTCTGGGTTCGTACCTCGACAAGGAGTATCTGTTCCCTGCACCGGACATCGAGCAGCCCCGTGTCGGGGACCTGCGCACCCAGCTGGCCAGCGAGGCCATGCCGCTGAACTACGCGATCGGACCGGATGTCCGGGTAGCCGGCAAGGTCGTTTACGTCGGGCCCGAGTTCCCTCTGATTGTCGATGACGTCGAGCGCGCGGACGTGCTCATTGACCTCTGCCAGGGGCCCGTCGAGGAGGAGGACTTCCTCGTGGACATCTGGGCCAACGGCCAGCGCATCTACCAGTCGAGCCCGAACCTCCAGTTCGAGACTCCCAGCTACAGCGCGGAGCTCCAGGTCGTCTTTCGGTTCGGCCAGGGGTTCTACTACTACCGGATGTGGCTACGTTTGACGACGTCCGACCAGGCCGTCGATCTCACGGCGCTCCAGGAGGGGTACGACGTTGAGGTGTCGGGGCTGGACGATCCCATTGGCAGTGACTTGAAGGCCAATGGCACGTGGCGCGTCAAGGAGTCGTACACCACGTTCGGGTCGCCTCCCTCGACCACGGTAGTGCTCGAGAACACCCAGACGTCACTGAACTTCTATAGCCTGACCACGACCGCACTCACGGTGACCAACTCGCTCGTCGTGTTCCAGCAGCTGCCCGTGTTCAGCGGCAACCTGATCCAAGACGTCCGGCTGTACAGGGGCACAGAGACGCAGCTGGCCGATCCGACGATCGAGGCGCAGCGCGGAGCCGGTAACGTTCCAGCCCGCTACGGCCGAGCGGCCGTGATGCTCGTGGGGCTGAACAAGTCCAAGTTCGGAAACCAGGTCCCGAACTTCGAGGTGCAGTTCCGCGAGCGCGTGTCCATGACCGTCGCTGAGGCCATTGACGAGCTCATGCTGCGTCAGGGCTTCGAGCGCGGGCTCTGGGACACGAGCGGGGTGTCCGGGTACTTCCGGGGGCTGGTGGCGGAGGAGCCGATTGACTCCAAGGGGCTGCTGCAAATCGTGATGCAGGCCTACGGGGTTGTCGCGCAAGAGGTCGATGGGCGCGTCTTCTTTCTGATGCGCGACCAGGTACCGGTCCGCGTCATCCCCAGCGCAGAGCTGGCGGCTGCCGACGAGTCAGGGCGTCAGCAAGGGCGTCTGGTACGCTTCGAAGACCGAGAATCGCGCGAGCTCCCGACCCGCGTCGAGCTGGTCTACAACGACGCGGAGCGCGACCTGGCGCAGGCCAGTGTGCGAGAGACTCACGCGCCGACCGAAGGAGCCAACGAGGGGCGCATCGTCCGTGTGCGCACGCCGCTCAGTTTGACCGAGGCCGAGGCGGGTGCGATGGCGCGGCAGATCATGCTCGACGCCTACGCTGGACGATACGGCATCTCCACCAGCCTGCCGACGTCTCAGCTCGACTTGGCCGAGGGTGATGTCTGGGAATCAAGCCTGGACGGCCAGCCGGTGCGCGCGACGATCAGCCGCGTCGAGCTCGGTGCCAACGGGCTGGTGGCGATTGCTGGAAAGTCCTACCAGCCGCAGATCGGGCTGGTCGGGGCCGACGAGGTCGACTCAGGCCCGACGGATACGGCCTCCGAAATCCCGTTGTCGCTGTACCTCGACCTGTTTGCGGTCGATCTGGTCGCCCTCAATGACGCACAGGCCAGCACTGTCGGGGTGGCGTGGACGATTCTCGACAACGGCGGAGAAGGGGCCTACGGCGGTGGGGCGCTGTATCAGCAGGTCGACGCCGCGGAGTACGAGCTCGCCCAGGAGCTGCCGCCGCCGCAGTCCCCGGTGGGGTATGGCGTCGTCGTCTCGTACTCCAATGCCACAGGTGGCCAGGGCCGCTGGTGGGACCTGGAATCCACCTTCACGGTGCGTGGCGTCAACGGCTGGGCTCCGAGCTCGAGCACGCGCGACGCGGTGATGGGGGGTGCCAACCGAGTTCTGGTGGGCCACGAGGTCGTGGGGTACGTGCAGGCGACCGACAACGGCGACGGCACCTACACCCTGTCCGAGCTCATGCGCAGCCTCAACGGCTCTCGCACCTTCGATTCGAGCAACCCCACCATCGTGGTGCCTGTGGCGTCGCTCGAGTTCAACGACCAGGTGCCCTCGAGCGCCATGGGCTCCGTCGTTTCGCACAAGGCGGTAGGCACCGGCTGGTCGCTGGAGCAGGTCGATGCCTGGGGCATGGACTTCGCGGGTCGATCGGTGCTGCCGGCCTGGGTTCACTCGATTCAGGGGCACCGCGACGCCAGCGACAACATCGAGCTGGCCTGGCGGAGGCAGTCGCGCCGGCCTTGGCCGATTTTCAGCGGCGCGGCCTCCCTCGACCTCCCTGATCCGGCCGAGCAGTACGAGGTCTCCATCTACAACGCCTTCGGAATCGAGGCGTCCACCTCGCCGCAAATCGTGACGGCGACGGCCGGAGCTGACGGACGGGTCCGATGGACCTACACCGCGGCCCTGGCTGCCACCGAAACCGGCCTGAACTTCGGCCCGTCGGTGTCGAAACGCTTCGTGATCCGGCAGGTGGGGGCCTACGGAAACAGCTACTGGGGCAACGAGGTCACGGTTCCGGTCGGGGTGGGGCTGGCCTACTCCGACGCCTGAGAGGGTTAGACCTGCGGGCCCAAGTCCCTAGCCTCAAACATCAGCAGACCTCGCGGACATAAATGGCGACCCCTGGTTTCAGTCTCGATACGCACCCCGCGCAGGGTGCCAACAGCCACCTGGTGGCCAACGAGAACTACGTCTGGCTCGAGGCGCTGACGGGGGTGCTCAATGCCGTGGACTTCAACGCCACGGCACCGATCGCCTCGCCGGCACCCGCCGAGGGTGACCTGTACGTACTGGCGTTGTCGGGCTGCACGGGTGCATTCGCCAGTCACGACGGCCAGCTGGCCCTGTATCTGGGTGGGGCGTGGCAGTTCCGCGCTCCGGTGAACGGTCTGCGCGTCAGAATCGCCACGAACGCGCCTTCCACGACGATCTCGAGAGGGCAGATCGCAACGTATATCCAGGGGCGGTGGGGCGTCGATGTGGCAACGACGGTCGCTCCGGTCAACTACGACCAGGCCACCGGCACGGGCAACGGCCGGCCCGAGTTCCTCGAGCTCGGCAGCCGGTGGCTCGATGTAGTCGGCAAGAAGGAGTACGTGTGTGTGCAATCGGGGGCGCTCGCCTCCGAGTGGAAGGAGACGACGGCCTCGGGCGGCACTGGCACGGGCGATCCCGACCAGAACATCTGGCTGAATGTTGCCGGCGACACTGGCAGCACCACGGCCAACTCGACGGCCGACACCCTGACGATCGCCGGCTCCGCGACCTCGGGGCACTCCACCAGCGTGTCGGGCGACACCGTGACGGTGGAGCAGGCCCAGGCGCACAGCGGACAGAGCGGGTACTTCCCGAGCTTCGACTACTACGTCCTGATGGCCAACCGGTCTCCGGCCTCGCGCAGGTGGGTGAACGGGTTCGGCTCGGTGACCCCGCCGGCATCGCCCACCCACGGGGCGACCTACATCCTCGGAGACGGCACCCGCACGGGGGCCTGGGCAGCTGGTTCAGCGGGCCAGATCGCTGTCTATGAGTCCAGGGCCGGGCAGTGGCTGTTCTTCTCGCCTGATGGCGGGGAGCGGGCCTACATCCCGCACACTGTTCTCGAGTACCAGTGGGACGTGGAGGTGTATCCCGACTTCCGCGGCCGAGAGATCGCCTACAACAACGAGGCTGGGCGCTGGTATCCGGTCCAGGATCTGGCCTCCGAGGTTGCGCACTTCACTGGTCGGTGGACCGCGAACGGAGAGCAGATCTGGGCGAAGCACATCCGCAGTCCGTTCTCGTGGAACTGGAACACGTCGCAGAGCTACTGGTACACGGTGCCTGCTCACGGCGTCAGCATCTGGTTCAACGAGCCGTCTAGGGTGACGGGGGTCATGTACAAGACCAGCAACCCCGCATCGACCCAGAACGCAGGGTACGGCATCGCGATGCCGCAGCTGTTCAGCGGCTCTGCGCTCCAGTGCTACTCGACGCAGAACGGTATCTACATCCGCACGGACTCGATCGACCCGGCCACCTACAGCTTCGACATGAGGCTCGAGTACGTCCCTAACCCGAACACCTGATGCAGCGGTTCATCGTCAAGTCGATTGCAACGAGCGCCCAGCCGGGCTCGCCGACCGACGGCGACACCTACCTCCTGCCGGCCAGTGGCTGCACCGGGTCCGACTGGGCCGGCCAGGACGGCCGCATCGCGCGCTATGACCAGCTGGCCGGCTGGCTGTTCTTTCGCCCTGGGCCGGGCAGCGAGGTGATCGTCGACGACGCCTCAGCGACCAGGTTGATTTTTACGCCGGCGACCGCATCTCCCGCGGCGACCTGGGTCCGTCGCTCGCAGTTCCTGGCGAGCGGTGGTGGGAGCGCCTCAAGTGACCTCACCACGTCGTTCGCGGAGCTCACCGAGTGGTCGGCCCCGGAGAAGGTTGACCTGATCGGCAGCTACGGCTGCTTCGACTGGGATCAGGTGACCCCTGGCACCATGACCCTGGCCAGAGACTGCTATGGCCCGCTCAAGATCCGGGCCAAGTTCCTCGTGCAGCAGGTCGTGGCCGGCAACCTGAACAGCTACACGGTCAAGATGCAGAAGGACTCCGGGGCCGGCTGGAGCGACGTCGCTGGCTGCCTGTCCGGTGGGGCGACGTACTCCAACGCCCTCATGTTCGTGGACACCTCGGTCATCACTTACTCCGACGACGCGGCGAGCTCGGGCGACCAGTACCGGTTCGTCGCTCAGGCCGAGTCGGACTCGGGCAGCAACATCCTGCGCGTGCAGGACATGGTCTTGGAGATGTACGAGGACTTGCCGTGATGAATGAGCCCGCAGCCATCGACGGCTCGACGAAGATCAACGTGGTGGTCGCCGGCAGCCTGTTCGCCGCGGTGGCGGGCAGCTACTTCGGCATAGACGCGCAGCTGGACCAGCTAAAGCTGGACTCCATCCAGCAGTACGCGGGGTACCAGAGCGAGCTCCAGGCGCTCAAGTCCGAGGTCCGCGAGGTCAAGCTCGAGGTCCGAGGCTATAGCGAGGGCCGCATCTCGCGAGGCGAGATGAAGCAGTGGGCGAAGCACCTGCGCGACGCGAACCCTGGATTCAACGTACCGGACATCCCGTGATGAAGTACCTCCTGGCGACCCTGACTCTCCTTGCCTCCTGCGTGGGGCCCGGCAGCTGGACGGCGGAGGACTTCCAACGCGAGGCCGAGCTGGCGGCGATTGACCTGCGCAACGCCTCAGAAATCGTGGCGGACGAGACGGCCCAGGTGCTGCTCGTCGACCTCGCCGAGGCGCTCGAGTCGATCGACTCTGGGGAGGGCCTTGACGGTCTGGACCTGGCCATCGACCTCGCCCAGTCCTTCGCCCGCGAGCACCTCGAGGGCGACGACCGCCAGAACGTACTTGCCGCCCTGCTGGTGGCGGAGAGCGCCTACAACCGCTGGAGGGCGTACCAGTGAACCCCACGAACCCCTTCCTGAAGACGGAGCTCCCTCTTTCAGTCGCCGCCGGGTGGGCGGCCTGGGAGCTCGCCAGCGTACCCGGTAAACCCACGTGGCAGCAGGCAACCCTCGGCCTGTCGATCGCCGCACTGGGCATCGCGTACACCCTCGGCCGCAGCTGGGTCAAGCGCGGCTGTGAGGGCACCCAGGACGCCTGGGAGGACGAGTAAGCCTCCCGGGGCTCCCAGACCCCAACTCCACCCAGCCATGCGCTCCAGTGCATTCTGGCGCGCCGTGACGGCCCTTGTAGCCGTTGCGGTGCTGCCCTCGTTGCTGGTGGCCCAGAACCCCGTCGCCGGGGGCTCTCTGGCCACGAGCTCGCCGACACCGCGGCCGATCATCCTGACCCACCGTGAGCTGATCGGGCACGGTATCCCGCGTCAGTTCGAGATCCCGCTGAAGTCCGACCCGGGCCAGGACACGCTCCAGGTTCGGTTGTGGACGAGGCAGTGGTCGAAGGTCGGGGGCCAGAACCGCAGCGGCCAGGTCCACCCCGGGTTCGACTACACCTTTCCCGAGCCCTCTCACGCTCGAGCGAGCCTGCACCAGCGGTTCTACGACGAGGACGGGCACACCGCTCTGCCCTACTCCTGGAACGCCCACATCGTCCTCTTCGAGTGGGGTCCGACTCAGCCGGCCAGCCCGTCCGAGTACATCGACCCGGCCGACTGGCCGTGGGCGTGCGAGACGGACCCGACCTGCTACTGGGGCGCGGCCACCTACAACGGCAGCAAGGGCCACCGCGACGAGGATCGCAGCTACACCATCACCCAGGGCGACCCGTGGTATCAGGCCGCCCAGACGCCGGGCGCGACGGTCTACTACGTCCCGACCCTCGACTGGTACGACGCCCAAGGTGTCTGGGACGGCTCGCACGCCTGGCCGGTGGCTATCAGCTGGGAGCAGACGACCCTGCTGTGGCTCTGGTGGGAGTGAGATGACCAGCAAGCTGAGGAAGTACGCCAAGGCTGCTTCCAGCGCGTCGCACGCGCGCGACAGATGCGCCACCTGTCGCGATTATCCCGCAGCGCTGGACAGCATTGAGGCGTTTTGCGCTGCCCAAGATGCGGGTGATCCCGACTTTCGTGACCTCCCGATCGCCAGCGAGCCGCACCGGCCGTCGTTGCAGACCTTTCTCCGCGAGGAGTTCGACTACCAGCTGTGCGAGAACGCCCTTCGCCGGCACGTGACGAGGTGCGTCCGTGGCAAGAAAAAAGGATGACCTTCGCGAGTTCGCCCTGAGGGCGCAGCTCGAGGACATCAAGGTCGCGCACGCTCGCGAGCTCCGCGCCATCAAGGCCGAGGCAACCGAGCTGCGCGCCCAAAACAAGGCTCTGCTCGAGCGTGTCGACCAGCAGGAGGTCGAGCTCGACGCCTACGCACACGCGCTGCGCCCGCGCCGAGCGCCGCGGGCCATCAGGCCAGCCCGGAGGGCCAAGGCGTTCAGCGAATCGACACTGGTCGTCGTGGCCTCCGACTGGCACGTCGACGAGATTGTGGAGCCCTCCACGGTGGCGGGTCTCAACAGCTACAACCCGGACATCGCCCGGGCCAGGTCTGAGCGCTTCTGGCAGGGCATCCTGAGGGTGCTCGAGATGGCCCGCGCCCACACCACCGTGGACAACCTGGTGGTCGGCCTCATTGGCGACTTCATCAGCGGCTACATCCACGAGGAGCTCGTTGCGACCACCGCCATGCCACCGCTCGAGGGCATTGACTTCGCCACCGACCTCGTCCGCCGCGGCCTGACGCTGCTGGTGGAGCACGGGAAGTGCCAGCGGATCGTTGTCCCGTGCGTCGCCGGCAACCACGGCCGGATGACGCGCCGCCGGTGGTTGGCCCACGAGGCCGGCACTAACCTCGAGCACTTCATGTTCCGCCGCCTGGTCGACGACTTCCAGGACGTGCCGGGCGTGGAGATTCTGGTCGGCGAGTCCATCTACCACGACCAGGTGGAGGTCTACGGTCGCCGCCTGCGGTTCTGCCACGGGGAGACCCTCAAGTACGCCGGCGGGCTTCAGGGTATGTACGGAAGGCTCTACAAGCTGCACCTCGAGCAGAACCGGATCACCCCGGCGTTCTGGACGATCTGCGGGCACTGGCACCAGCTGCACCTGTTCCAGGGCCTGGGCATTGTGAACGGCAGCCTCATCGGCACCTCCGCCTACGGCTCGCAGTTCGGCCACGAGCCGCCGAGGCAGGGGTGGGGCCTGATCGAGAAGGACCGTGGCACCACGGCGATGGGGCCGATCTTCGTGGAGAAGGCCTGATGGTGGAAAGATGGTCGGCGCAGGAGTGGCGCGAGGCCATCGAGTCACTGAAGGCCATTTGCCCGACGCAACACCCGGTCAGCGTCCGACGAGTCCACCTCCCGCTGATGCACTACGGGGACTGCACCAAGGACGGCCGCCGCTTTCGGATCCGGGTGACCAAGACCGCAGGAATGCACGAGGCGCTGCTCCTGCTGTGCCATGAGTGGGCCCACGCGATGGTCTGGGATCTCCAGACGCGCCGCGACGCCCACCATGAAGAGCACTGGGGCATCGCCTACGCCCGGTGCTATCGGGCGGTGTTCCCCATGAACCCCTAGTTCTGGTGGGGCGAGTAGCGGGGTAAAGCGCTGTGGAGCTCGCTCTCCACTGCGACCTTTGGCAGCAGCTTGCCTGCGCATAGCAGCGCGTGGGAACCCGCGCGCGCGAGCGCCTTCAACGCCGTTCCCTGCCCCTCGGCGTTGGCCATGAGCTCGCGGCGCACGTTCGCCAGGAATAGGAGCGTCGCCTTCTGCTGGGCCAGCCTCCCGCGTTCCTCGGCAATCTCCAGCGCGGCCTCGAGGATCGGAGCCACCTCGTGCACCAGGTCGTTGTCGATGAGGATCTCCCCGTTGACCTCGTCGATGAGGCAGGCCACGAGCTGGCCGCCCCAGGGGATTTCCCCCAAGGCGACCTTCCGCAGCAGCGCCTTCCTCGCCGCAGCCTGGTCCACTACTTCACCTTCCCGCCTCGCGGAGCGACGCCCTCAAAGCCGTAGCCATCGCGGTTCTCCGCGGGCGGCGGAACGAACGGCGACACGCGCTCGAGCTTGGGCGCAGTCGGTGCCGGGGACTCGGGAGCCGTGATGCGGCCCGCGACAAAACCGCTAAGGAAGATCACGGCGACGACGGTGACGGCGCACCCGATCTCGAACTTGGGGTCGGCTTGGTAGATCATTGTGCCTCACCTCCCCCTAGCGTTGCCGCCCAGCGTGCGGCTGCGGCTCGGTATTCTTGGATGCGATCGAGGGCTGCCGAAAGTTGGGCTTCAAGTTCGGCCTCGCGTGAGGTCTTGCAACGGTTCTCGTTGCGCCGCTCTAACCACACCTGGAAGTCGGGCGCTTCGTCACGCGATGCGTAGTCCCGCCCAGCATTGAAGGCCGCGAGCAGATCATCCTCACACTGGCGAACGACCTTGTTCATCGCGGCGATCCACTCGCGGGCGTCCTGGATGCTGTTGTTGTCGTTGATCGCCCCTCCTCGGTAAGACGTTCAATCCCATCCCCAGAAACATAGAGCTTGATGATTCGGGCGACGCCCAAGGGCAGTTCAGCGATCGCCTCGCCCGTCGTCCAGTTGTGGCAATCACCGCGCTCATACTCCATATCGGTCTGCGCTTGCCGGTATTCATCCAGCACAGTTTCCAAGGCCACAGCTAGGTCTGTTGCGGCTTTGATGGCGCGGTCACGCTGCGACCTTAGCTCTGCGATGCGCCCATGTAGCTTTTGCTCCTCCGAAGCCATGCAGTAGCAAACGGAACCAAGCACCTCACGGTTGCAGTTAGGACAGGTCCAAGTGGCAGACATCACTCCTCCTCCTCCTTCACGATCTTCCAGCCCCCGGCCAACCTGGCCCCGCTCAAGTCGGCCTCGCTCAAGTCGGCCTCGCTCAAGTCGGCATCGCCCAAGTCGGCCCCGATCAATCTGGCCCCGTACAAGTTGGCCCCGTACAAGTTGGCCCCCCTCAAGTCGGCCTTGCTCAAGTTGGCCCCGCTCAACTTGGCCCATCTCAACTTGTCCCCGCTCAAGTCGGCCCCGCTCAAGTTGGCCTCGCGCAAGTTGGCCCCGCGCAAGTCGGTCCATCTCAAGTCGGCCCATCTCAAGTCGGCCCATCTCAAGTTGGCCTCGCGCAAGTTGGCCTCGCGCAAGTCGGTCCATCTCAAGTCGGCCCATCTCAAGTCGGCCCCGATCAAGTCGGCCCGTTCGCCCTTCTCGCCCCCGCTCTTCAGCCAGAGATAGTGAGCCTCCAGGATCTTCCTCAGTTCTTTGGTGGTCATCAGAGGTCCCCCGTGTAGGCGTTCATCGGGTGCGAGCCCCACCATGGCGTGCTGGGCTGCACCGCGGCCTCGAGCTCGGCCTGGGTCGCGGTGCCCCCAATCAGATTGTCCCAGGTCGCCTGCTTGGGCGAGCTCCACTCGGGGTGGTCGATCACCTCGAGCTCGGCATTGCGGCCGCCCAGCCGGCGACGCAGCAGGTCAGCGAACTTGCCCGCCTTGGCCGTAGGCCAGCCGCAGCGCGCCGCAGCCTGCAAGCCCAGCAGCACCAGAGAGTGCTCGAAGCCCTTGTAGATGTCCGGGCGCTCCCCATCGGGAACGGTGTTGCCAAACCCCTCCTGCATCTTGTGCGACCACTTGTTGCTCGGCTTGCCGGCTTCGTCGAGATAGCGGATGACGTACAGGGCCTCGCGCTCCTGGTCGATCATCAGGTTGACGAATGCCAGGATGCGGTCGAGCGCCTGGCCGTACCGGTGCCAGCCCGGTTCGTCGAGGTCGAAGGGCAGGCCGTCGATTGCCGCGGCGAGGGCTTGCAAGGCTCCGTTGAGCTGCCGCCCAGCGTGCGGGGTGCCGATGCCAGCAGGGGTGTGCTTCTCAATGCCGGCCACGCTCCACCAGTGGCTCTTGCCGAGCTTGGCGTCGCTGGTGTTCGGCCTGACCCAGTGGGCAATGACGTCATCCGCCAGCGCCCGGCAGCAAACCTCGCCAAAGGCGTACCCCTCGGTGGCCATGGTTCGCGCCGGGTGGACCATCCGCACCAAGTGCGCGTGGTCCAGCTGCCCATACCCCTGCATCTTCAGGCCGCCCTCGTATCCCTGGGGCGCGAAGGTGCGAGTCTCATCGAGCCCGTGGAAGTCATCGTTCCACTCGTGGGGCTCGAGCCGGCCGGCGTCGAAGGCGTCCCGATCCCAGCGGAAAATGCCCTGCCGGTTAGCCCAGCCGATCAGCATGGCGTGCGAGTCCTCCAGGCCCTCGGAGCAGCCCACGGCCCACTGGCTTTCCTGGTAGATGCCCTGGCCGCCGGGGGCGTTGGCGTCCTTCGGCCCGTACACCTCGAGGCCAGCCACCTCGGTCAGCTGGACCCGGTGCTTCTGGGCGTTGACTCGCCCGGCCTCGGTCGCGGTGGCAGGATCCGGGAACCCGCGCGTGCTCGTGACGGACCACCTGCCGTAGCCAGGGTGCAACTCGTAGCCGTCCACCTCGAGGATGCCGGTGCCCGCGAATGCGTTTACCTTGCCCTCGACGACGGTGCCCTGGCTCTCAAGGCGCACGACGGCGATCCCGCGCTCCGCGGTGTTCATGGCCATGCCCTCGACGTTCTGGCACTCCTTCCAGACGTTGTAGGCCGGGGCAGCGGGCCGGCGCTGGCGCTGGCGCTGGCGCTCTGCCTCTTTGATGTCCCGATCCACGCGCGCCAGGGCCTGCCGGGCCAGTCTCAGGTTGCCCTCCGCAGCGCTGATGCGCTGGAGGATGTCGTCGAGTGTCTTGTTCATGCTGGGTGCAGTTCGATGCGAATGCCTTGGTCGGCCACCTTGCCGACCTTCTCCTGTCGGGTGACGAGCTCGACCACGACCCCCGGGCCGTCGTCGGGAAGTGCGCCACAGCGCACCAGCGCGTCGAGGGGCTGCTTGAGCGAGCTCGCCGCGTTGTCGAGGTCCATCGGCTGCCGGGCGTACCGGCGGACGTAGACGAGGCGCAGGGGGGGCTGCGGTGCCGCTGGAGCGCACGAGACGGCCCAGCTGACCATTGAGTCCCAGCGCCGCTGGAGACGCTCACGGGCGCTCCAGTGCATTCTGATGAGGCCTTTCGCTCCGTTCAGGCCGACAGGCAGCTCGGCGATCTCGATGGCCCAGGTCACCGGCGAGCTCCTACCTGAGCGTGCGCAGGGTTGATGCAGAGCTCGTTTCCGCACCCGGGTTTCAGGTAGCAGCCTTCCGGCAGCTCCCTTCCATCGTCCCGCCATAGCCAGCGACGTGCGCTCACGGCGTTCCGGCCACCGTACTGCCAGAGCGGCCGGTCGCTGCCGGCGTGAGTCCTGCCCACCCAAACGATGCAGTCGCCAGCTGGCCGGCAGAACCCGGCGAACTCTGCGCGCTCGGCCGCGAGATCCGGGTCGTGATCCACGTCAGCTGGCGGCTCCCGTCCGCCGGAACTTCCAGGCCTCGTAAATCGCCCGCAGGCGCTTTTCGGGCGAACGGGAATAGACCTTCGTGCGGTGGGCGTCCCAGCACTTGCGGCATCGAGATGCGCCGGCGGTCACAGGCACCCCGCAGTCCGTGCACTCGCTGCCTTGGCGCTCGAGGCGGCGCAGGTACTTGTCGCGCCGGGCAACGACACGCTGCTCGAGGGTGAACTGGTCTGGCCGCGGCCGCGGGGGGCCCTGCCTGGGGGGCAGCTTGTGCGCGCCCTCAGGCTGGATCTTGCGCGCACTCAGGTAGTGGTGCTCCGGGTTGACGCAGCGGCACGTTCCGCAGGCGTTGCGCACCGAGCGCCTGGCCGGCACCGGCCCGTAGGTTTGCTCCCAGATCCACCTCGCCGCGGTCCTCATCCGGCCACCGACCGAGAAGAACGGGGTGCGCTTGTCCTTGCCGGTGCAGGCCGCCTGCCAGATCCAGCACTCGTCCACGACCTTCACGTGGCTCTCGAATCTCTCGAGGTCGCTCATCGGACCACCTCGTAGGTCTGGCTCGGGCGTCCCGTGATCGAGCAGGCCCGGACGCCGGCGCACCGGATCCGGCCTTTCTTCTCGAGCTCGCTTAGCCTGCGCCCGATCCTCCGGGGGTCCCGCAGGTCAATGGCCGCCGCCATCTCGTTGACCGTCTGCCGTGGGAACTCGTCCACGATGCGCAAGGCCCAGGCCTGCATCCCCGGCAGCCTGTCCGCCACGGCCCTGGCGGCCATCTGGCTTGTCTCCGGGTCGCTGCGGCGCGCCACTCTGGGGCGGGTGAACATCTCAATCTGCCTCATCGGTCGCCTCCTGCTGGTCAGACAGCACCGAGCGCAGGTGCCAGGTCCCGCACCCCGACGAGATCAGCAATCCGGCCTGCGCCAACTTCTCGAGGTGGTAGTTCGCCGTCCGCCGCGTCGCGTTCAGCGCGCTTGCGACGGCCGAGCTCGTGTCCATGCCGTCGCGGACGAGCTCGAGGACCCGCTGAGTCGTGGCCCCGCTCTTGATTCCCTTGGGGCGTCCCATCAGCGGTATGCCTCCCAGCTGCACTCGACCAGCGCGCCCGTCTCGGGCTCGCAGAGTCGCGAGTAGATCGAGTCCCCGAGGCTCTCCCGCAGGTGGCCGGCGTCGCGGTAGTTCCCGATCAACACGGTGCGCTTGAGTTCGCCGTAGCGGTCGTCGACCAGGTCGACCAGCTCGCCGCGATCCCAGGCCGATCCGCCCAGGCCAGCGTCGACCTCGAAGACCTCGTCCAGGATCAGCAGTCCACACCGCCGGGCCTCCTCGAGGGCGTGGTTCGAGCCGTTTCCGAATCCTCTCTTGACCTCGCCCAGCCATCGCCGAGCTCGCCAGTAGCGGGTGTGGCATGACTCGCTCCGCTCGCCCAGCCGGTAGGCGGCCTCGAGGGCCATCCACCCGGCCAGCTGCGTCTTGCCGACCCCTCGGGGGCCGATCAACGCGATCAGCGCTCCGGGGCGCTCGAGCTTGGCGAACAGCTGCTCGAGCCGCTCGCGGCCAACCCGGGAGAAGAACTCCGCGGCCGCGTCGACCCCGTAGCGGTGGGGGTAGGGCATGGCCTTGCGGTGCCGCAGCGGCAGGCCGCTCGACCTCCACGCCTCGATGTTCCCGTTGAGGTGATGCATGACCTCAGATGGCCTGAGGACGCCGTTCGGGCTCTCGTCGATCGACGCGAGCACTGTCGTGACGCTGTGCGCCATGTCGGGTTGCCTCCTGGCGCGCCTTTCGCGCGCTCTCGAGTCCGGCGATCACGCCGGTCCACTGGTTCTCCTCGCACAGCTCGACCGCCTCCATGGCGATCTCCACGGGGTACTGCGCAAGGTGATCGAGGTGCCGCTGGAGGGCCTTGGGCGACGCCCAGAGCTTCCTTGCGGACTTGAGGGCCTCGGCCCACTGGCGGACCTTCTTGGGCCCGTCCGGGATTGCCCCGACGAAGGGGTGGCCCTTCGCAATCTCCTCGGCCTTGGCCGGCGTCGGCGAGCTCGAGGACTTCGGCGGCCGCGGCCTGGGCTTTCCTGCCGCGGCCTTGGCCTCGGCGAGCTCGTTGGCCTGGCGCAGGGCCTGCGCGGCCTCATCGTCTTCGTCGACCCGTCCGCTGGCCCAGCCCGTCAGCGCGGCCCGGCGGGCCTTCTCGCTCTTCTCGTTGGCCTCGGCGCGCTGTTGCTCGAGACGGGGCTGCCGCCAGACGCCGGCGCGACGATCGAAGACCCAACAGTCGCGGATCTCCTCCCAGACTTCCTCTGGGTTCTCTACCCCGAAGGCCAGGCGGATTTGAGCGACCGGGTTCTTGAGCCCGTCCAGCTGCCAGGCCAGGTCGATCAGGGCGGCATAGACCAGCCGGGAGATGGGGGTCATGCACACGACCCGTGCGTCACCCCAGAGGTCGGTGGGAAATCGTTTGTACCAGGGCCGGGCCAAAACGAAGCGGAATGGGGACAGCGGCGAAAGGGGAGAAGGAGCGCGGCGAGCTGGGGCCCTGCCGGTGAAACCCGAACCAAGAGCCCGCGCGGCAGGGTTCGCCGCGCTCCTTTTGCTCAGCGACTCTTGGCGAGTCGCTCCACGGCACCGGTGACCCAGACGGCCACCGTCAGCCCGCCGAGCAGGTACGCTCCGAGCCGGAACTCGGGCACCTGCCACCAGAACTCGAGACACTCGGCGACAGTCACGACGCCCTCCCTCGAGCTCGCTCGGTGCGCTCAAGCCTCAGGATCGCCAGCCGGCACTCGCGGGCCCGGCGCTCCTCGAGGTTCTCGCGCATCCCTGCCGGGGGCGGCAGCACCCGCCGGCGCGCGTTCTCCAGGGCCTCGGCCTTAGCCTCGGCCATCAGGTCCGCATAGCCCGGCGCGGCCGGCACGTAGGTCCCACACTGGTGGCACTCGACGCGGCAGAGCTCCTCGTCGTACTGCCAGAGGTGGCGACACTGGTCGGGACTCACGGCTTCACCCCCAGGACGCGGTAGAAGTGCCGCCGGTCGATCTCGGCGTCCACCTGCCGCATGGCGGCCAGGTTGCGCTCCGAGAGCAGATCAGACTCCGCATCGCACCGCCGGCAGGTCTCGGCCCACTCGCGGCTCCAGGCCTTTTCGCGCAGCCACCTCTCGCGTGCCTCGTAGGACCGGTGAGTGCGGTCCAGCTCCCAGAGAAGCAGGGCCGAAGTGAGCAGCCAGCCGCCCAGGGCGACGTAGAACTCGAGCTCCATCACTCGACCTCCTGGCGCTCGCCTTCCTCGGCCACCGGCTCGGCGGCCTGGGCCATGGCTGCGTTCAGGGCAGCGGCCGGGTCGTCCTCGAGGATCACCTCGCGGGGCTCGGCAGCAGCCATGTCCTCGAGCTCCTCGACGGTCTTGGCCCCGCCCAGAACTTGAGGGCAGGTCTGGCGCACGAAGAAAGTGGCGGCTCGGTAGCGAAACATCACCGAGGGCATCGACTTGTACTTCGCGTTGGACAGCCAGCCCTCGCTGGCGACCATCTCCATGGTCACCCACGGGCCCCAGTACATCTCGCCCTTGATGGGCGCGCCGGCCCGGACCCGGTAGCCCTTCTCGCCCGGCTCGCCCTCTTCCTCGTAGCGGATGGGGGCGTCGAAGATCCCCGAGCTGTTGGCCCGGCCGATCAGGAACTCGGCCTTGAAGCCCAGGGTGCCATGCACGACGAACGTCGCCCTCATAATTGAGAGCACCGGCTCGCCCATGTGCTCGGCGTAGTCGCAGGCGATCAGGCAGTTGGCCGGGTCGCCCTGGTAGTGCTTCGGCACGATCTTCGACTGCGCCAGCATCTTCGCCATGGCGACGATGCCGGGGGTGCCGCCGTTGCCGCTCTGGATGGCCTGAGTCATCACGCCACCTCCTGCTGGGCTTCCAGCTTGGCCCACGCCGGGCACTCGAGGGTGAGCGCCTGGCCGCCGGCGATGCCCGGCCAGTGCCCGGTCTTCTCGCACTCGGCGAGCAGGTCCACGGCCTGGCGGAAGCGAGCCTCGCCGCGCCGCCGGAAGTCCAGCGACATGAAGTAGACGGCGACCTCGTAGGGGGGCTCTGCCTGGAAAGCGAACCACGCGAAATCGCAGGGCTTCCCGATGATGGACGAGACGCCCTCGCAGTACATGGCCGCGGAGAAGTCGTAGCCGAGGTCCACGGTCTTGCGAGCAAAGGGCCCAGGACGCGGGTCAGTCGTGGACTTGAGGTCCACGATCAGGGCCCGGTTGGCCGACATCCAGCTGGTCTCGTTCAGGGCGTCCGGACGAGCCTTCAGCAGCTGCCCGGTGCCCTCGTCCTGCCAGTAGTAGCTGCGCTCCTTGGCAGGCTGGTCGCCCATCAGGTGACGCCAGCTCGGGTGGCTGGTGACCGCGTCGGCGATCGCCAGGAAGCGGGCCGGGCCCTCGCGGACGATCTCCGCGCCGGTCTCCGCAGCCTCCTCCTGGAGGTCGGCCCACTGGGCCTTGCCGGCCTTGGTGCGCAGGTCGATGCCCTCCGCCCAGATGTAGCGGCGCTCGAGCTCGTGGGGCTCCAGGATCGCCGTGTGCAGGATCCTGCCCTGCTGCATGGCAGGGGTGTCCGCCAGCGGGGGAGCCGTCGCGTAGTGGAGGGGGCTCCAGTCGACGATGCGCTTGAGCTTCGTTGAGCTCACGCCGGGGCCACCGTGGTAGATCTCCGGGTCGAGCTCGTCGTACCACTTGCCCGGCTTCGGGTTGAAGAGGTTGAAGTTCACGACCACGCCTCCCAGGCCTCGATGGCCTGCTGGGCGTAGCGGCGAGCCGCCTCGCAGATCTCCTCCTCGGTGGCCCTGGCGTCGGCCAGGAAGGCCGCAGCGGCTTCCTCGAGGTCGCGGTGGCCCAGGTCGGCGGTGGGCTCCAGCGCGCCGCCGGTCTCCTCGTTTCGCCGCCAGCAGCAGTCGACGAGGTCGCGGATGACGTGCTCGTCAGCCGCGGGGTGGGTGTTCAGAGTCATGGTTCGGGTCTCCTTTCGGGAGCGCCGTACCCACGACGATGATGGTCAGAGTCTCCCCGAGGGGGAGTGCGTCGGACTGGACCAGCAGTGGTGCGCGGTATCCTCCATTGGGATTTCCTGATGGAGGGGTCTTGTGCGCGGTACTGCGCGTCCCGTAGTCGTCGTTCGCGGAAGAATCTCCGCCGACCACTACGGTATCGACGTGGGCAGGTGCGGGGTTTTCAGGTTGGGAAGCGACAGCCGGTGCTGCCGCCTCCCCGGTCATAAACACTTCGGCCAGCCGCGCAAGGTTCTGGCCGAGATTTTTCCCGAGGCCCGCGTCCGATGCCATCGCGGGTCGATTCTGGGATTGCTGAATGGGGGGATGGGGCCCAGCGTCCCCGCCCTCGGGCTGTGTCGGCTCGCCAGGGCCCATGGGGCTGCCGGCCTCGAGAGCGGCGATTAGCGCCTCCACCTTCTCCGCGTCCAGGCCTTCGGCCTTGGCCATCTCGAGCAGGCGGGCGAGCGCCTTGTGGTGGTGCCTCGCCGAGCGCCTCGTGTAGTGGCGCTCAGTCACGCGGGGGTCAGAGTGCCCCAGGAGCGCCTGGCGCTCCCCGAGCTCGACGCCCGCCTCTGCCATCCGGGTGGCGTAAGTCGTCCGCAGGGCGTGCAAGTCCAGCGAGTACCCGTCCACGATTCGGGGGATCCCCGCCAGCTCCAGCCATCGCCGGAGCAGCCGGTTGGTCCGGTCCGGGTTCGTCACCCCGTGGTAGGGCTTGCCCCGGGCCGACAGGAACACCAGGTCGTTCTCGGTGACCGGGCGTCCTTTCAGCTTCTCGTGGTACGGGATCAAGCCCAGCACCGCCTTGGCGCACTCGGCAGGCACCGGCACAATCCGCTCCTTGCCGCTCTTCGTGACGGTCAAGCGAACCTCAGCTGCGCCCTCGAGGACGTCGCTGGAGACGTCAAACGACCAGTGCCGCCACCGAGTGGCAAGCAGCTCGCCGCGACGTGCGCCGCTG